CAGATGGCATTCATGTTGATTGCCATGACTCTGTTTCAGAACTACAAGAAGAATCGAATCAAATGGGTAAAGGACCTCTACGATGCAATCAGCACTTTTGATATTAGTTTGCCTACTCCTATCATGGCAGGCGTTCGCTCCCCACAGCGTCAGTTCAGTTCTTGCGTACTTATCGAAACAGATGACTCGCTGGACTCGATAAATGCAACCTCCTCAGCAATCGTCAAGTACGTTAGCCAGAAAGCTGGAATTGGTATCGGTGGGGGTCGTATTAGGGCTATTGGATCTCCTATACGCAATGGTGATGCTAGTCACACTGGTGTTATTCCTTTTTGGAAGCATTTTCAATCTGCTGTTAAGAGTTGTAGCCAAGGCGGTGTCCGTGGTGGAGCAGCAACACTCTATTACCCCCTTTGGCATCTCGAAGTGGAGGATCTTCTTGTCCTAAAGAATAACAAGGGCACCGAGGACAACCGTATTCGTCATTTGGACTATGGTGTTCAGTTTAATAAGGTAATGTATGAGAGACTTCTATCTGGAGGTAATATCACCCTCTTCTCACCTGGTGATGTACCGGATCTCTATGAAGCGTTTTACACGAGCGTTGACACGTTTAGAGAACTCTATGAAAAGTACGAACGCTCAACCAAGATCAGAAAAAAGACCATCCCTGCGATTGATCTCTTCTCAGCCTTCATGCAGGAACGAAAGGACACCGGCCGAATCTATCTAATGAACGTCGACCATGCTAATGATCATGGTTCTTTTGATATCACAGCAGCACCTATCAAGATGAGTAACCTCTGTTGTGAGATTACTCTTCCAACCACTCCATTAAAGGATATTCACGATGAACGAGGTGAAATCAGCCTTTGCACACTGGCAGCAATCAACTGGGGCAAAATTAGAAAGCCAGGAGATTTCGAGCGACCTTGCACTCTGGCAGTCCGCGCTCTTGATGCTCTACTCGACTATCAGTCTTATCCTGTTAGAGCCGCTGAAGTGGGCACTCACAATCGTCGCCCTCTCGGTATTGGTATCATCAATTTTGCTTATTGGCTTGCTCGTAATGACTCCACTTATTCCACTCCTAATCTGGATCTCGTTCATGAGTACGCTGAAGCATGGAGTTATTATCTTATTAAGGCCTCGGTAGATCTTGCCGAAGAAGCAGGCGCATGTCCGAAGAGTCTTGAAACAAAGTACAACGCTGGATTGATGCCAATTGATACTTACAAAAAAGATGTTGACGAATTAGTGAATCCAGTATATAAAATGAATTGGGATGAGCTCTCTTCCAGAGCTTATACTCATGGCATTCGTAATTCGACTCTGATGGCTTTGATGCCAGCTGAAACTTCCGCTCAAATCTCCAACTCAACAAATGGTATTGAACCACCGCGTGCACTTATCTCGATTAAGCAATCGAAGGATGGTGTACTTAAGCAAGTAGTTCCAGAGCTCAGGAAGCTGAAGAATAAATACGAATTACTATGGGATCAAAAATCTCCGGAAGGTTATTTGCAAATCATGGCAGTCCTTCAGAAATTTATTGACCAGGCAATTTCAGTAAATACTTCTTATAATCCTCGTTTCTATGAGGACGAAAAGATTCCGATGTCAGAGATGATTAAGCATCTTCTTATGCATTATAAGTATGGTGGTAAGACATTATACTATTTCAACACCTTTGACGGTGCTGGTGAAATTGATGAAATGAAACCACTCGCACAAGGGCAAGTAGATGATGAGGATTGTGACTCTTGTAAAATTTAACAGGAGTAATACATGGCAAAATCTGTCACAACAAAACAAGCACATGTCAGAATTGTTACAGGCACATCACAGGATATCAGACATCCTAAATTTTCTACAATGAACAAGCATAAGAAAAGAAGTTTTAAAGCTTATCGTGGTCAAGGTCGTCGTTAAGAGGAGAGTGAATATGGACTATATTATGATTGATAATGATAACTGGGAAGACGCTGGTAAAAAGTATAAGCTCTTAGAGCTAAATCGCCGCACTGACAGTACTGCTACTGAGCTTGTCCTAGAATATGAAGGCACTCGAATTCAAAGAGTTGTACCATATCACTCAATTGAGTGGTTAGAAGAAAAGGACTAGGATGCTATACACAGGCTCGGGTAATCTCCCTCACCATATCTACTGTTGGGTAGATTCGTCTTTCATTCGCAAGAATGCTAAGCCATATACATACGAGCCATGCATCTGGTTTGCTCTTCATGCCAAAGCTGGACATTCATGGGGATGTCATATTATGCTAGAGTGTGGAGCCGTCTATCGTGGCGTTCCACCTCATGCACTTGCGTTCAATCAAGTACCAGAACAGCAATGGCGACTTCATGACACACAGATCTGGGATTGTTACGGCGATCAGTTCTCTGTCGTGATATATAATTATCTGCACAGCCAAAGAGCAGAGATTCGAAGCAACGGCCTCTTTGGCCGTTATCTCTTTACAGTGATTCCAATGTATGATGGATTCACTCAAGACCCGTCTCAATCAAAAGAATTCATGTTCATCCAACTGGACAATGGTAGGTTAACTATCATGCCGACGAATGAACTTCGATTCCATGATAAATCATATACCGAAGGCGATTGGCCGAAAGACCTGAAACTGAATACAAGTATTTGGAGAGTTGAATGACCGTTTTTTCAAACGAAAAGTTTGATGCTACTGAACAGACCTGCTTCTTCGGGAAGCCGGTGAATATTGCTCGTTATGATAAGCAACGCTACAGTGCGTTTGAAAAGCTGACCGAAAAGCAACTTGGTTTCTTCTGGCGCCCAGAGGAAGTAGACCTATCTCGCGATGGCAAAGACTTCAAAGGATTGAACGAGCATGAGAAGCACATATTCACGTCTAATCTCAAACGCCAGATCCTCCTTGACTCTGTCCAGGGCCGTGCTCCATCTGCAGCTTTTCTACCTATTTGTTCGCTTCCTGAGTTGGAAACCTGGATCCAGACTTGGGCGTTTAGCGAGACGATTCATTCCCGTTCCTACACTCATATCATTCGCAACGTCTATTCTGATCCTTCCAGAGTCTTTGATGAGATGCTGGAGATCCAGGAAATAGCTGATTGTGCTCATGATATTAGTAAGTACTACGATGAACTCATTAAGTGGAACAATCTAGCATATGACCCAGGTGAGTTTTATAGCGAATATGAACACAAGAAAGCGCTGTGGCTCTGTCTCAATGCAGTTAATGCTCTAGAAGGAGTAAGGTTCTATGTATCGTTTGCATGTTCATGGGCCTTTGCAGAAGTTAAGAAGATGGAAGGCAACGCGAAGATCATCAAGCTCATTGCTCGTGATGAAAATGTTCACCTTGCCTCAACTCAGCAACTCCTCAAGATTCTACCGAAAGAAGATGAAGATTTTGCACGCATTCAAGAAGAGACGCGGGATGAGTGCATCAATATGTTTTATGGTGTGGTCACGCAGGAAAAAGAATGGGCACGCTATCTATTCAAGGAAGGCTCGATGATCGGCCTCAACGAGCAACTGCTCTGCGAATATGTCGACCATATTGCTGCAAAGCGTATGGGTAACATTGGTCTGAACGGAAAGCCTGGTGCAAACCCTCTGCCATGGACACAGAAGTGGATCTCAGGATCCGAGGTTCAGGTTGCTCCACAGGAAACAGAGATTACCAGCTATGTAATCGGTGGCGTAAAGAAAGACGTCGACGAAAACACCTTCAAGGGATTTACATTGTAATGTGTGTAGTATCTAATATTGGCGATAACTATCGTGACAACTTTGCTCCACGCTGGCCACATGTGCCAGTTCAACCGACTGCACCGGTAGTTATTAATACCTCAGAAGTTTCAAAGCAAGAATTTGAAGCACTGAAGAAAGAGGTTGAGGAACTGAAGATTCTCCTCAAGGCTGCAAAGAAGTTCGACGAGGAAACAGGACAGCCCGATTGTCATATGGACGACAAAGTAGATTTCATTAAGAAGCTAGCAGAATTTGTTGGCGTTGATCTAGAAGACATCTTTAAAAAATAAAAGGAACTAAGATGGATTGGACCACTTGCCCCTCTTGCGAGGAAGAATTTAAGATACTCACCGACGGTAATGCTCGACCCGAGTTCTGTCCTTTCTGTGGTGAAGAGTTAGAAATTGAAGATCTTTATGATGAAGAAGAAGAAGACGAATAAAGAACCAGAAATTATTGAAATGAAATGTGCTGTTTGCACAAAATGTTATCGATATGCAAACAGTGGTTCTGACAAATGTCTTTATGGTGGTCCGTATTTAGGATATGTTTTTGTAGAATAAAATACAAATAAATAAATCTTTCCGCTTGTTATGGAATAGATTTATGTGGTTATACGAAGACAAAGAGTTTGTAAATGATGGTGACTGGTACGGCTTCGTATACCTGATCGAAAACTTGACCAACGGTAGAAAGTACATAGGTCGAAAGTATCTTACAAAAGCTGGATACAAGACTGTCAAAGGTAAACGCAAGAAGATCCGTGTAGAGTCCGATTGGGACGACTATTACGGGTCTTCTCCAGCCTTAAAGACAGATGTAGAAAAGCTAGGTAAAGAGAGCTTTAAAAGAACTATTCTTCGCTTATGTAAATCCCGTGGTGAATGCAATTATTTTGAAACAAAATATATTTTTGATAATGATGCAATCTTAGATCCTAATTATTACAACAATTGGGTATCATGCAAAATTCAGGCAAGCCATGTCAAGGCTTTACTTTTCAACCCCGAGCAGGAGACTTTATGAGGTGGGTAAGGTACTAGAACACAAGCATTTAATCGTAAGAGCAGAACTTCAAGATCCTCCATACAGCGTACCAGAGATTAAAGACTGGATGCGAGATTTGGTGAAGAAGATTGATATGAATATACTGATGGGACCATACGCAGTGTACTCAGAAATGGTAGGAAACCAGGGTCTCACTGCTGTTACTATTATTGAAACCAGCCATATTGCACTTCATGTTTGGGATGAGTGTGAACCTGCATTAGCACAACTGGACGTATACACATGCAGTGCTTTGAATATTCAAGACGTATTTGAAGCAATTAAAGCGTGGAACCCTACTAAAGTAGAGTATAAGTATATTGATAGAGAAAATGAATTGACATTAATTGAGAAAAGTATTATATAATGGGATATACCAAAAGAACTTCTAGAACAGTAGGTGGTGTTAGAACTACCACTACTAAAACTATTACGAATAAAGGTAATACTAGACACACCACGTCTAAATCTACTGGATCTACGAAGAATGGAGCAACGCGCTATACTGCTAGCACCAACATAAATTCTGGCAGCCGTACTAAACAATATGCTACTCGTGTTACTCCACTCGGCCGTAAGACAGTTCTTTTGAATCCTATATCTAGATTTAAAAAGACAAGATCAAAAATCTATAAGCACAAAAAATCTAAGCCGCTTGGTGTATTTGGTTGGATCTTTTTAATTTTCATATTAATTGCAATGTTAAATAGTTGAGGTGAAAAATGCCACATCCATCAAAGAATAGACCACGCAAGGGTCGCCGTAAGATTGGTTCAACAAAGCGCAAAGCCCGCGCTAGTCGTAAGAATAAGTGAGGTTACATAATGGGTAAAAAGGTAAAGCGTAAGACCTACGTATCGAAGAGTCAGCGTCGGTCGATTGTTGCAGGTGTACGAGAAGCTCGCCGTGAAAAGTCACCGGTTGAAAAGGCATTGAACAAGCTGGAAGCCTGGAGAAAGGGGTTGAATCCCTGGATTACTGTTCCTGGTCCAGCCCGCAACATGAAGTGGGTACGTAAGCGCGCGAATGATGTTTATGGCGATCCTCGCGCGACTGCAAACATCTACAGAGGAAAGAGCACAGATGAAGCATAGGGTTGTTATCTACACAAAAGACAATTGTCCATATTGCGTACATGCTAAAAAGCTCTTTTCAGAAAAGAATGAATCCTATCAGGAAATGAAGATCGGAGTAGACCTTACTCGCGAAGAGTTCCTAGAAATCTTTCCAGATGTAAGAACAGTTCCTTTTATTATTATTGATGAAGAAAGAATTGGTGGTTATGACAGACTCATTGAATACTACAACCGACCAGAACAGCACTTCCTGGCGGAATGAATATTTAAAGAAAGCACTACTTGATGATGTAGTTTTTCTTTTGTTTGTAAAGAAGGATGGAACAGAACGCAGGATGACCTGTACACTGAAGCCAGATCTTCTTCCAGCACAGACTGATCTTGAAGAAGCTGTACAGAAGAAGACTCCGAATCCGGACGTCCTTGCCGTCTGGGATCTAGAGAATGAGGGATGGCGTTCATTCCGATATGACTCGGTTATTGGGTTTACTACTGAATCATGATCTACATCATAGACATTGACCAGACGATCTGTGTCACGCCGTTCGTAGACGGAAAGCATCGTTATGATCTTTCCGTTCCATACACGCACCGTATTGAAGAGATAAATAAACTGTACGACCAAGGCCATACTATCAAGTATTGGACCGCTCGTGGTTCAGGATCCGGATTGGATTGGACCGAACTCACCACACAACAACTCAACGACTGGGGCTGCAAGTTCCATGAAGTTAAGCTTGGAAAGCCTTCGTATGACGTATGGATCGACGACAAGGCCTTCAACGACAAGCAATTTTTCTGGCAAGCAGACCTAGCAGAAGATTGGTATTTGGAAACTAGTGATGAATAATCAAGACTTAATTGAACTGAATGAACTTAACAAGGAATCGAATGGTGGAACAGAACTTACCACTCGAAATCTCTTCCACCGACTTAGCCGTGATGAGCTCGATGGAATCCAAATTATCACTGCTCGTGTCCGTGAGCTTGATCCAGAACGAATTAGAATCTATCATCTACACGACCTCGCGATGGATCCAGAGGCTGAACACCTTAAAGATCCAGCTTCTCGAGATCGCTTCCACAAGTTGGTCTTTAGCAGCAACTGGCAGTATCAACAATATCGTGACTATCTTGGAGTACCATACAGCCATCATAGCTGCGTTATCGAGACGGGCGTCGAGCCTATTCCGCTTGTTGACAAGCCTAAAGACAAAATTCGCCTCATTTATACGTCCACACCTCATCGTGGACTGGAGATTCTGGTTCCTGTCTTTTGTGCTCTTGCAGAGCGATATCCCAACATCGAACTAGACGTCTTCTCCTCGTTCGGCATCTATGGTAAGAACTGGGAAGGACGTGATGCACAGTTCGAACCTCTCTTCCAGAAGATGAGAGAACATCCACAGATTAACTACCACGGTTGGGCAGATCAGGAAACCGTACGTGCCGCCTATCAGAAAGCTCATATCTTTGCATATCCTTGTATCTGGCCTGAGACGTCATGCAGATCTCTTATTGAAGCTATGTCTGCTGGCTGCTTGGCTGTGCATCCCAACTTTTCTGCTCTTACTGATACTTCAGCCGGGTTGACTGTGCAGTATGATGGTGATCATGAGGACATGAATCTCCATGCCAACATCTTTGCTCATACACTCATGTACGCAATCGAGAACGTACAGAATAACGACTTGACCAACCTTCTTACCTTTATCAAGGCATATGCTGATACTCGATTCTCTTGGGAGTCGATCATGCCGAAGTGGAAGGGACTTATTGCATCATTGAAGGAACAACACCGTGATCTTGGCCAAAGCACCACTCAGAGTTAGTTTTTTTGGCGGGGGTAGCGATATCCCCGCTCACTTTGCGCAGTGGAGTGGATCTACTATTTCTACTGCTATTGACAAATACGTATACGTAGCAGTCATGCACACACCGCACAATCATATTAAGGTTTCATATTCGAAACAAGAACTGGTGACGGATGTAGACGATATCCAGAACGAGATTGTTCGTAACGCACTCAAGTTCTTTGGAATCAAATCTAACATAGAGATCACCTCTTTTGCTGATATCCCAACAATTGGAACGGGCCTCGGAGGATCATCTGCTTTTACTTGTGCTCTTGTCAAAGCTCTGAGTGCATACGTTGGTCATGAATATATTAACCCATATGGTATAGCCAAGACTGCATGCCACATTGAAATTGACCTGTGTGGTTGGAACATTGGCATGCAAGATCAATTTGCTTCTGCATTTGGTGGTATGAATTATATCACCTATAAAGGAGAAAAGGGAGCTCCAAGAATTCGTGTAGAGCGTATGGATTCAAACGCTATTGAGAACTACATGATCTTGATTCCTACTAATATTGAGAGACACGCTGCCAAGATTCTTGATAATATTAACTTTGAAACAAAAACTTTCACTATTCGTGAATTGTCTCATATGGCAGATCTTTGGCATGTATATCTACCAACCATCAATGACTACGGAACTCTACTTGATTCCGCATGGATGCTCAAGAAGCAACTCAATGATGATATCTCCAACAGCGATATAGATATTATGTATGATCGGTGTAAGACTGCTGGAGCATACGGAGCTAAATTGCTTGGTGCCGGTGGTGGTGGATATATGCTAGCACTTACAGATGAAAAGAGCAGAATTCGAAATGAGTTTTCAGACAGAACCTGTCTCAATGTAGGCATTTCGCATGAAGGAGCGCGCATTGTTTATCGCGACTAATATCATTTTTGATCATCATGCTAAAGTCAATATTGCATTTGCAAGTATTGATCATGATCAATTCAAGGAAGCTGCTGAGCTCATTTGGTTGACAAGCATTTCAAATCATCGTAATAACATTTACACAATCGGCAATGGAGCTTCTGCTGCCATTGCTCAGCATTGGGCATGTGATTATACTAAGGGTTGCAAGCAAGGTGGGCTTAGACCACGAGTGATTTCTCTTGCTGCTAACATTCCTCTTATGACTGCGATATCGAATGATATTTCTTACGATGATGTGTATGCTTTTCAGTTGGAAGCGCTTGGTCAACCAGGCGACGTTCTAGTTGCAATCTCTTCGAGTGGTAATTCTCCAAACGTAGTAAAAGCTATTCAGGCCGCAAAGGCTCTTCAGATTAAGACAATTGCTCTTACTGGATTCTCACCGGACAATCAATGCGCTCAACTTGCTGATATTTCTATCCACGTCGATTGCGATGAATATGAAGCCACCGAAGATGTTCATCAGTCAATCATGCATATGATTGCAAAATACATTCGACAAAAAAGTGGTTGACATTTTTTTCATAATAGATTAGTATGAAAAAATGGAAAAGGCACTCAAACCTCGAAATCCTATCGCTCGATTCTGTGCTCGAGTTAACACTCCAAAGCGGATCCCTGCCAAGAAGGGCAAGGGATCCTATCGTCGTATGAAGAAGGTGTACACCAATGGCTATTAAGCTGAAAGCCAAGCCCAAGCAAAAGTCTCGTGCAGTTATCAAGTCTATTGATCAGAAGCACTATGGTTCAGAACCGATTGTAATTCAGAGCTTTACTGATGCACTGAATTGGTACAACTACATGGGTACTGATGATGAGGCTCGTGAGTGGTTCTTTGATTATCTGAAGAAGAGCTATACCAAGAGTGAAATTGCTCTGATTCGTAAGCTTCCCAAGTGGAAGATCTCTAAGACTCTTGGTAGTGTTGCTCGTATTCTGACGAATGGCAACGTTCTGCCTGAAAAGAATATGAACTACTTCAAGAACGGTGTGCAGGCTCTTATTGAAGCTGGCAAACAGGTCGTTGATGAAGCTGAAGAAGTTGCTGCTAAGCCAGTTGTTGATATTCAGGCTCGTGTTCGTGAAAAGGCGAACTACATCATCACCAGTCTTGAAGAAGAAATTGATAACGTCATGGATGGCAAAGAGTTCTCCATGTACACGTTCTGTCAAGCCAATGAGCTGAATGCTCAGATCTTGAATATTGTTTCAGATTACTATCGCCCTCAGTGGGAAGAAATTCTTTCGAACGATGATCAAGTCAAAGAGTCTTTTGGTAAGAAGCAAAAATTCTGGACAAATTTTTGGAATAATTTCTTCGCTGACATCGATCGCTACCTAAATAACAAGAAGGTGGTAAAGGTTCGTAAGCCACGTGAGAAGAAAGCCAAGTCGGCTGTTGATCTGGTCAAGAACCTGAAGTTCCAGAAGGAAGAACCTTCTCTGAAGATTGTGTCGGTTCATCCGGCTGAAATTATTGGATGTCAACAACTATGGGTGTACAACACCAAGTATCGAAAGCTGACTCAGTACCTAGCGGTGGGACCTGCGGGTATTCAAGTCAAGGGAACGACTCTTACTGGATGGGATGTAGAATCCAGTACGTCGAAGACTCTCCGAAAGCCAGAACAATACCTGACGGATCTCTTGTCAGCAGGCAAGGTTGGTCTGAGGTCGTTTATGTCAAATATCAAGACCACGGAAAGCAAACCTAATGGTCGAATCAACCAAGAATGCATTTTGCTAAGGGTAATCAAGTGACAGATAACGTCGTACTCTTTCCCGGATTTAAGCGCGATTGTCCTCCACAATCTGTCGAGGAAATTGTTGGAAAAGTAACTCAGACTCGTAAAGAGCATGTTGATGGTGTACTAAATGATTTGATTCCAGATCTAATTCACATGTTTGGATCATACGGAATCGATGTGAGCTCAGATGAGTACATTAAAGATGTTGCCATGGTTATGGAATCGATCAAATCCATGGTGAGCAGACAATATCATATAGAGCATTCTTTTCACGTATTGATTGACAATATTTTTGATTTTAGTTATAATGAAGATAATACGGTAAGTTACGTTTACAAACTCCCGACTAAGGATGAAGAGTGATATTTTATGATTATTGTTGATTTGTCTCAGGTGATGATTTCTAATTTGATGGTCCAGCTCGGAAATCATACTAATACCGAAATTGAAGAAGATCTTCTTCGCCATATGATTCTGAACTCGATTCGTTCGTACAATCAAAAGTTCAAGGATGAATATGGTGAGATGATCATCGCATGTGATGCTGGTAACAACTGGCGTCGTCAAATCTTTCCCTACTACAAGGCCAACCGCCGTAAGAACCGTGAGAAGTCTGAACTGAACTGGACTCAGATCTTTGAGACTCTGAACAAGGTTCGTGATGAGCTCAAGGAGTTCTTCCCGTATCGTGTCATTCAGATCGATGGTGCCGAGGCCGATGACATTATCGGTACTCTTGTCGATCAGTTTGGTAATACTGCAGAAAAGATCCTAATCATGTCTGGTGACAAGGACTTCATGCAGCTTCAACGCTACATGAACGTCAAGCAGTACGATCCTGTACAGAAGAAGTGGCGTACCACTAACGATCCAGATCGGTTCCTGAAGGAACACATTATGCGTGGTGATACCGGTGACGGCGTTCCTAACTTCCTCTCTGCCGACAATACGTTTGTAATCGGTGCTCGCCAGAAGCCACTCAGCCAGAAGAAACTGGATGCATGGATCCACATGGACCCGCGCGATTTCTGTGACGAGAACATGCTGCGTGGCTACCTTCGCAACTCACAGCTGGTCAACCTTACATGGATCCCAGAAGAGCTGCGTACACAGATCATGACCGAATACGAAGCTCAGGCTGGTAAGGGTCGTAGCAAGCTGTTCAACTACTTCATTGAAAAGCGCCTTAAAAATCTCCTCGAAAGTATTAATGAGTTTTAATATGCCAAGACTAGCAATTGCACAAATTATCGAAAACGCAACAAAGATCGAGTCGGTCGAAGACCGAGCGCAGTACCTTCGTGATAATGATTCGGAACCATTGAGGTATATCCTTGAATTGGCTCTGACGCCCGGCGTTAAGTGGGAGATTCCTGAAGGTGCTCCTCCGTACAAGCCGTGTGAGTATATCGATGTTGAAGGTAGACTCTATCAAGAAGCTCGAACTCTGTATATCTACCTGCTCGGTAACAAGCCAGAGCTTACACGCCTGAAGCGCGAATCGTTATTCATTGGACTTCTTGAGTCTATTGATAAGCGCGATGCAGAACTTCTTATCAAGGTAAAAGATCAGAAGCTGCCTCGTACAATTTCCACCAAAGTTGTCAACCTTGCATTTCCGGGTTTAATCAATGAGCAAGTCAGTTAAGCGTAATAATAAGTACTATGGCTACGATGATGATTATGAAGATCACTACGAAGATCATGGCCAGAAATTGAAAGAAAAGCGACTAAAGTCTGCTCTTCGTTCTCGTAATAAAAACGCTATTTTTGATTTAATCGAAGAAGACTATTAATGCCAATCTATGAGTTTAGGGACAAAGAAACCGGGGAAACCTGGGAAGAGTTCCTTTCTATGTCTGGAAAAGACGAATATCTGACTGCAAATCCACACGCAGAATTAGTCATTGGTGCACCCGCTCTCATTTCTGGGATTGCGGGTGTAACTCATAAGACCGATGGTGGATTTAAAGATCTGTTAAATAGGATTGGTAACGCTAATCCAACTTCTCCAATGGCTCAACAATATGGAGATAAGGGCATCAAAGCCTCGAAGACTCGCGAAGCCGTCAACAAAGTTAAAAATAAAAAATAAGGATGATTCGTGACTGAAGCAAGACTTACTAAAAGACAGAAGAGAATTCTACGCCAAAACGGAGAGCATGAGTTAATCAACAACAAACCGTCGTTTAATTCTCCTAACTTTAACCTGAAACGAGTTCATCCACTTACAGAGAACCAGAAGAAAACATTTGATGCTTTCCGTGACGGCAAGCACCTGATGCTTCATGGTATGGCTGGT